AACGCAGGCAGAATCCGTGGCATCAACAGTAAAATCAGAGGCGGAGAAGTTAAGCACACTGGCATTGTTCCTTTCCTTAAAAAGTTTGAATCAACTGTACGATGCTGCACACAAAATGGGATTCGTGGAGGATCAGCAACAGTCCACTTCCCAATCTGGCACCAAGAAATAGAAGACATTCTTGTTCTTAAGAATAATAAGGGAACAGAAGACAATCGCGTGAGGAAACTTGATTATTCTATCCAAATCTCGAAAATCTTTTATGAAAGATTCATCAAGAACGAAAACATCTCCCTCTTCTCACCTCACGATGTTCCAGGTCTTTATGATGCTTTTGGCACTGAATCGTTTGATGATCTCTATGTGGGTTACGAACAAGATGGATCAATTCCACGCAAAACTATCGGAGGTCAAGAATTATTTTTCGACCTCTTGAAAGAAAGAGCAGAAACTGGTAGAATATACATCATGAACATCGACCATTGTAATTCTCACTCGTCCTTCATGGACAAGGTTGAGATGAGCAATCTGTGTCAAGAGATCACTCTGCCTACTAAACCTTTACAGCACATTGACGATGAAACTGGGGAAATTGCTCTCTGTATCCTTTCTGCTATTAATGTTGGTAAAATTAGGGATTTGGAAGATCTTCAAGTTCTTTGCGATCTTGCTGTTCGTGGTCTTGATGAACTCATTGATTTTCAGGGATATCCCGTCAGAGCAGCAGAGATTGCAACCAGAGCACGTCGTTCATTAGGTATCGGATACATCGGTCTTGCACACTACCTTGCCAAGCAAGGATATAAGTACAGTGATCCTGATGCCTGGAAGTCTGTTCATGACCTTACAGAGGCATTCCAATATTACTTAATCCGAGCAACTGTTAATCTTGCAAAAGAAAAAGGTGCCTGTGAATATAGTAATCGGACCAAGTATGGAAATGGAATTCTTCCGATTGATACATATAAACATGACGTGGATGAAATAGTACCGAATGAGCTTCACTATGATTGGGAGAGTCTTCGGGATGATGTCGTCAAATATGGAGTACGGAACAGCACTCTGTCCGCACAAATGCCTTCGGAGAGCAGTTCCGTTGTGTCAAACGCAACAAACGGTATCGAACCACCTAGAGGATACCTGTCCATTAAGAAATCCAAGCAAGGACCACTCAAGCAGATTGTTCCTCAATATGGGTCTCTTAAAAATAATTATGAATTACTGTGGGATATGGAGTCCAATCGTGGTTATATTAATATTGTTGCTGTGATGCAGAAATTCTTTGATCAGGCAATTTCTGGCAACTGGAGTTACAATCCTAAACATTATCCCAATAATGAGATCCCTGTGTCTACCATGGCACAAGACCTTTTAACTACATACAAGTACGGTTGGAAGACCAGTTACTATCAAAACACATACGATATCAAAACGGATGAGGTAGAAGAACCTACAGAGTCCCTTGATAGTTTAGTTTCTCAATTAGAAAACGCCGAGGAGGAAGACTGTGAGTCTTGTAAAATTTAAGACAAACAAAGAGGAAAGACCAATGGTCGAAGCAATGACCGTTTTTAATTCGGAAGTGGTTGATACCAAGAAACAACCGATGTTCTTTGGCAAACCATTAGGTATTCAGAGATATGATTCATATAAGTATCCAATCTTTGACAAACTCACAACACAACAATTAGGATACTTCTGGAGACCTGAAGAAGTATCCCTCCAGAAAGACCGTGCAGATTATCAAACTCTTCGTCCTGAACAGAAGCATATTTTCACTTCCAACCTGAAGTATCAGATTATGCTGGATTCCGTTCAGGGTCGTGGTCCTGGAATGGCATTCATTCCCTATTGCTCCTTACCTGAATTAGAAGCATGTATGGAGGTCTGGGGATTTATGGAGATGATCCATAGTCGTTCCTATACACATATTATTAAAAATGTTTATGCAGATCCTTCAGATGTGTTTGATCACATTCTGACTGATGATCGCATTGTTGAACGTGCAATGAGTGTGACTGAAGCATACAATGATTTTGTTAATGCAGCACATCAATATGATAGTAGTAGTGATTGGAAACACGCATTAGAAGAAGTCCCCTATGCACAAGACTCAAGGTATGAACTCAAGCGCAAACTCTTTAGAGCAATTGCAAATGTTAATATTCTTGAAGGTATTCGTTTTTACGTATCATTTGCATGTAGTTTTGCTTTTGGCGAACTCAAGCTTATGGAGGGAAGTGCAAAAATCATCTCACTGATTGCCAGGGATGAGAATCAACACCTTGCTATTACTCAGAATATTCTGAAGAAGTGGAGAGAAGGTGATGACCCTGACATGGCACAAATCTTCAAGGAAGAACAACGTTGGTTGTATTCCATGTTTGAGAAGACTGTAAACGAAGAAAAAGTTTGGGCAGAGTATCTGTTCAAAGATGGTTCTATGATTGGTTTGAACGATAAACTGCTCCAACAGTATGTCGAATGGATTGCCAATCGCAGAATGAAAGCAATTGGACTCAAACCGATCTATGACGTACCCGCAAAGAATAACCCACTCCCCTGGACGGAACATTGGATTTCGTCGAAGGGTCTCCAAGTTGCTCCACAGGAGACAGAAGTTGAATCCTATATTGTCGGAGGGATCAAGCAAGATGTTACCGAAAGCACCTTTGCCGGATTTAGTCTCTGATTCATATGCAGCATATAGAGAGGCAGCTAAAGCAGATGCCTTTCTCTTTGGTGATTATGATGGATATCAGGCATTTGAAAATTTAGATCAAGAGGATCCCTAGAGGGTCCTCTTTTTTTATAAATATCTTCATAGAAGGTATAAGAATTAAAAATGAAACCCTTATCGCAATCAGAATACGGAGAGATTAGAGATCTTTATACGAGTGTATACGTTCCCACTGAGAATATTGAAGAAGAACTCGTTCATGAAATTTGTGATGAGTTAATTGAAGAACTTATTGCAGAAGGTTATTCTGAAGAAGATGCTATCGATATTGTGGAAGATGCCACTAATGATTATATTGATGAGGCAAAAGTCACCTTTGGTAGTGACACTGCTCCTATGAGAAAGTCTGGTGCTCCTGTAGGTGCTAAAAGAAGATTTGCTATGAGAAGAGCAGGAGATGCCGTCAAGAAGGCAGGAGATGCTGCTAAGGGTGCTGTTGATAGTGCTAAGAGAAAAGCATCTGTTGCTAAGGCAGGTGCTCAGATTGCAGGATCAATTGCTAAGGATGAAGCAAGAAGAGCAGGACGTAAGGCAGCACTAGCTGTAACCACAGCACCAGGAAAGGCAAAGGCAGCAGCATCTGATGCTAAGAAAAAGGCAAAGAGTGGAATCAAGGGATTCATCAAACGTCAGGCACAGAAGGTTGTGAGTCGTATGAGTGAGGGTATTTCTGCTGCTGGAGCAGTCAAAGCAGGTGCTGATTCTCTTTCTGATAGGGCAAGAAAAGAAGAATTTGACATGGTTGATGAGGGACTGACTGGTGCTAGAGCACAACGTGCTCGTCAAATGCAGGATAGTGAAGTTAAGAAGGGTGGAGGAAAAAGAACTCTCGCTGATCGTGACACTGCTTTCAGACTTGGAACTGGCACCGGACCTGGCAGGGTCTCAGATAGACCCATAAAGAGTCAAAGTGACCAAGGTAAAGGTAATGCTGCCAAGCGTCGTATGAAGATGGAAGAACTCGAAGCAACCGGATTGTTCTCTGAGAAGGAGATTGAAGCAATCATGGAAGCAGAAATGAGAGAGGGTTATGATGAACCCAAAATGCACTCTGCTGTAAAACGTGTAATGACCACTCAACCTGCTGCCAAAGGTAGAGCAGCAAGTCGTCTTCATAGTAAGTATTCTATGAGATCGAAGGGTAATGTTGCAGGAGAAACTGACGGACCTGGACCAAATGCTCCTAAGAGATCTGGTAGAAAGGGTCGTGGTGCAGAGACCGATAGAGGATCGGGTAATGCTGCTAAACGCAGAATGGAAGGTTGATATAAAACTGACATAATTCTTTGAGAGGGCTTGACACCCTCTCTTTTTTTGTTTAGACTAGGTTTGTCAAGGTTAGAGATAAATAATAGCTCATTGAGTTCTATACGATGAGCTATGATAATCCATGGATTTATGATGGGAAAATATTTGAGTCTGATTTTATTTGCGATTACTTTGGGTTTGTTTACTGTATTACCAATAAGTCAAACTCACGACGTTACATTGGGCGAAAGTATTTTTGGTCGTTTAGAAAACCTCCTGGAAAAAAGAGAAAAGTAAAACAAGAATCTGATTGGAAGAAGTATTATGGTTCTTGTCCAGAGTTGAAAGAAGATATAAAAAAGTATGGCAAAGAGTTCTTCAGTAGAGAAATACTAAGTCT